TGACCCAAAAATCGCAAATCAAGAAAACGTAACTTTAGATACTGTTTTTACACAAGCCCCAGACGATGTTAAAACAGGCATTAAGCTTATAGAAGAATTCCCGTTCTTAGATGATGCCGATTGTCCGGATAAACTTAAAATTTTGGTACAAGACAAGTTTACCGCTTGGAGAAATTACCAAAAGGCACATGCAGCACTTTTGGTTACTGAAGGAACTGGCGAAGCTCCTGTTCCGATGACTAACGAAGAAATTTTTGAGCTTGCTAAAATAGCGGTTGAAAACTTTAAGTTGAATGATGCTATAAAGGCAGAATTGAAATATTACGGCGAGCACAAGCAAATTTTAGGCAATCACCCAATTTTTGCGGATGAAGTAATGATTGAAAACGTGAAAGCTTTGACAATGGCTAAAGCCGTGGCACGTAGAAACAATTTGCGCAGTTACATTAGTCGCGATACCCCTAAAGTAGAACAGGCTAAAAACGAAAAATCAGCTTTAAAAATCAAAGAAAAATTACAAGTTTGGAATCAAGAGTTAAACCTTTTGAACGAGAAGATTGGGGAATAAGTTTTTTGATATAAAAACACAAGCCAAGCCTTCTTTAGAAATAGAAGAAGGCAATGGTTTTTTTGTCAGCAAATATTTATTGGCGCATTATCAGAAAATTAAGGGCTTAGAAAAAGATTTACCGCGATGCCCTGAGCGCGAGGAGTTTTTTTTTCTCCAAACAGATGCTGCCTTTAATGCGTTTACTTTTATTCCGTTTGTGTCCAGAAATGAAAGCATAAAGCATTTGTTTGCATCAACCTACAGTATTAGCAGACGAACTATTGAGGCATTGGTAGAAATGCACGACAAAGGCGTTATTGAAGAAATTACGCTTATGATTAGCGATAGTATGCGCAAGCGAAACCCTGTTACTATGGATTTGCTTTTTGGACTCGCAAACACTAGGGCAAATTTACATGTACAGTTTGCGTGGGTGCATGCAAAAGTTTGTTTAATGCAAACTATGAGCGGAAACTATATAGTGGAAGGTAGTGGGAACTGGAGCGAAAATGCGCAGTATGAACAGTATGTTTTTGCCAATAGTAAAAAGCTTTATGAATTTAGAAAAGAATTATTTACAACGAGTAAATTAAGGTGATATGAAAAAAATAATATTAAAATTGAACTATTTAATTTTTAGTTTTTACTACAAGAAAGTGCCTAATCATTTTAAATATTGGACTTTTTTTAATAGTATTAGTTTATTAATTCAAAATTATGATCACCTAAAGTTGTTGTTTGATAATAGCGAAAAACATAAAATTGATTTAATCAAGGAAAGTGATAGGCTTAGAAAGGAACTAAGTGATATTAGGATAAAAGAAATAGCTAGTGATAATCAAATTGATTGGTTAAACAAATCTTTTGGTGCTAATATTCATAAAACTTCTGAAAATTGAATTTATAAAAGTAGCAGATGATTAGAATGGTATTGCTAAAGTTTTTTTGCAGAATAGGGCTACACGATAAAAAAGATTTTATAAATAAACGTCATGTAAGTTGGATGCTAATGCATCATAAAATTACAAAATGCAAAAACTGTCAAAAAGTATTTTAAAATGAAAGTAGTCCCTAAAGATAGCGAAGATAAAGAACTGCTTAGTACAGAAAAGGAGCCTTATGGCTCAGTAATGCTTAGTGAGCTAGATTTGAGTGTTATTGAAGAAATGGCAGCGAGTAATTACGCCCCTAGCGATATTGCTTTGTATTTGTCGATCAATAAAACGGCTTTTTTAACAGAATATCGTGATATTGAAAGTGTGGTTCGGCATCATTATGATCGGGGGCGGTTGATTGCTGATTTTGAGATTAACCAGAAACTTTTACAAAATGCCAAGAGCGGAAATATTACTGCAGCTCAAGTTTATGAGAAAAACAGAGACCGCATTACAGTTGAAAATTTAAAGCAACAAATTTATTTTGGCGGCGCATGAAGTTAGAAGATATAAGCATCGATATTATTTATGATTTTATTGAAAATGGAAATCCTGATAATGTTGATCCTGCAATTATAGAATATTTAGAAGTAATGGAAAAGGTGCGGGGTATGCGCATTAGGTTTGATAGGTTCCCCAGCAAAGATCACATTATTAAACATCTCGAGAAAGTAGATGGCCATTCTCGTTATATGGCTACTCAGTTTTATAATGATACTATCGAATATTTTTACCAGGACAATAAAGTGTCTAAAGATGCTTACGTTAATATGTATGCCGAAGATCTGGAGAAAGATATTGCACTCGCCAGAACCTTGGCCAAAGATGTAAGCGATTTGGCTAAAATAAGCATAATGGTTAAAAATCTTAGAGAACTACGCAAGTTAGATGTTGTGGATATTGCCATGCTTCCTGAGGCTTTCTTTGATAAACCTTTTAAGTTTTACGGAATGGATGCCGATTTCTTAGGATTACCATCCGTTGATAGGGTTAAATTAGCAAAACAGATAGACAATTTACCCGAATTGACCGAAAAAGAGCGTGAGTTAATTAAGCGAGAAGCCAATATAATACCTGTAAAACTATTTTTAGATGAGTCGGAAAACGCACGTAAATCTTAATAATACCGATTTAGACAAGCGATTTGCTACATGGATTAAAATGACCATTGATTTAGTAGCTCCCAAAAATCTTTTTTTAGTAGCTGGGCGTGCAACTGCAAAAACATCAGATATTATTGCCGAGCGTTCTATGGATATTATTTATGATATGCCGGGAAGCTATCAGGTTTTTGTATCAGATACCTACGTAAATGCGCTTAAAAACGTGGTGCCAACCCTATTAGAAGGTTGGGTTCGGAAAGGCTGGAAAGAAGGTATTCACTATGTTACCGATGAGCGGCCGCCTGCTCATTTTAAACTGCCATATAAGCCAGTACAGCAATATAAACACACGATAAGCGTGTTTAATGGCTGTTTTTTTAACTTGGTATCTATGGACCAACCTAGCGGCGCAGCGGGTAACAGTTACCAGCATATTTATGGCGATGAAGCCCGTTTGTTAGACCCTGACAAGCTGAAAAAATTAACGCCGGCTTTAAGGGGTGAGTATGTAGATTTTGGGCATTCTGTTTACTATAGAGGTAGAACTTTTACGACAGACATGCCCAATGTGGCCGATAAGGATTATGACTGGATATTAGACCAGGAAAAGAATATGGATCGCGCGCAAATAGAACTCGCACTGCAGGTGGCCATGGTGCTTAACGAAATTAAAAAAGAGTTGTACAATGCTATTCGTGATAATGATAAGCAAAAATGCAAAACGCTGAAAAGAAGCTTAGAACGTTGGACAGAAAAATGGGTGCGTGCCAGAAAGGATAGTACTTTTTTTTATGTAGTGAGTTCTTACGTCAATGTTGACGTGTTGACTAGCGGTTATTTTACCGATAGTTTAAAAGCTTTAGGGATAGAGGAATTTAAAAGTGCTATTCTTTCGCTGAAGGCAGAGCTGAAGAAAGGTGAGAAATTTTATATTAATCTGGGTGACCATCATTTTATAGATGACGGTGTGGTGACGGAGTTTTACAATCATTATGCTATTGGCGAAGAAATACAAGAAAGTTCATTGGCGCTTAGGTATTGCAACAAAAAGCAGCCATTAGATGCGGGTATGGACTTTGGAAATATGTGTAGTCTTGTTTTAGGCCAAGAGGCAGGCAGTTACTATTATATTTTTAAAGAAATGTTTACCCTTGCGCCCGATAGTAGTAAGCAGCTGGCAAAAAAGTTTATTGATTTTTTTCTGCATCATGAAAATAAAATTTTGAATTTGTATTATGACAGATCTGGAAATCAGTATGGCAAATTAGGGAAAGATTGGGCTACAGAAATACAAAACCATATAGAAAAGTATAACGGATCTGCTACAGGTTGGAAAGTTAATTTAATGTCGCAAAACCAAGCCACTATTTACCATGAAGAAGAATTTAATTACGTAAAGAAAGTGATGGGGGAATACTATACAGGTATCCCGAAAATCAAAATATGTAGGTACCAATGCAAGAATATGAAAAGTAGTTTAGAGCTTGCTAAAACTAAGATGAGTAAAAACAGGCGTACGGGTAATAGTGAGATTCACAAAGATAAATCGTCCGAAAAATTACCGTTAGATAAGTTGCCGATGTTCTCGACCAACTTTTCTGATGCCTTTAAATATTTAATGTGGCGACGCCATTGGGTTAAAATAGCGGCACAACAAAAGGCAGGCGCAATGTTGGATCCGTCAATCAGTTAATTTTGTATATTTGGGTATGCTAAAAAGTAAAACACTAACTTTTAAAAATGCTGATAAGGCAAAAAGTGATTTCGATGATCTAATGAAAAGAATAGCAGTTACATCACCTATTAACCTGCCTTTTGATGTATTAGTGCCAATTATGGGATATAATTATCCTGATTCTAAAAGTGATTGTGGTATATGCCCTATTGATAATGCAAATGATGGTTTAAAGGAATTGTCGCATGAAATTAAATTGATAGAATTTAAGTTTGATGTTGAGTATTTGAAATATACCTCTAACACGAATGATAGTTTGAGAAATTTTTCTAAAAATTTGAATTATCAATACGAAAAGTTAAAGGAAAATAATATACCCATTTTTCAATTTAAAGATAATTTTCAAGGTTTTAATTCTAATGAATTCAAATTTTGTTTTCATATTCCATCAGCTTATGAATATAAATACTTTTTTGCTGTAAACGATTTTGATACAGCTGTTCAAAAAGGTTTTGAGCACGCTAAAAATAAGATTGATTCTTTTATAGATAATTATTTTAAATAAATTTATGTTTGGATATTTTAAACTCAAAAAGAAAGTGGCGGATTTAGAGTTGCAACTAGCAGACTTAAAGAGGTCCATTCCACAAATAGAAAAAGCAGCCGAAGTAAAATACTTTGAGCGCATACAGCAAGGCAGAGCCGATTTACTTAAAAAGCAACTGGAAGAGTTATGAGTGAATCTGAAGCTATAGATATTGCTTGTAAAAATTTACCTGAAGTTTCTTCATCTTCAATGAGTGTTATGTATATGGCAGTTGGTAAATCTCCAGACGTTATAGTGACTAAATCTATATATCCAAGTGAACTAAGTTATTTTACTGTTGGTTTTAAAATCTATTTTAATGATTTTGGTGTATTTGGATGGAAACTTATAGAAGCTTTCTAAAAAGCCCAAGCCCGCCCGTTAGGGCGATTTTTTTAAGAATCGCCCTAGCTGGAAAAGGAAAGTTTTTTTAAATTGGTATCGTTTAGTTTTTCGGGTTATCCTAATACCCACTATTTAACGTTAAGCGTTTTCAGGTTTTTTTTAAAGAGGTCGTCTCAAAAGCTGTTATACAAAATTCATCCTCTGCCTTGCAAGGTGTAAAATTTTAAAAAATATATTC